AAGCACCAAGAGGTACGGTTGATGATTGGCTTGAGTTAGAAAACGTGGATATATTCGCAGAAGCTTGGGTCAATGGTTACACAGTCAAAAAAGAGAAACGGTATATCGTGAAGGTGAAGGGTATAAGTGCTGTTAATGGGTGTTTGAAATGCGATGTGGATAACTCTAAATGGTTTTTCAGCGGGCCTGAAGAATCCGACCGTTATCGTGCAAAACACACCATCAAAGAACTTGATAAAGCTGGGTTTGGCTGGGTGTTTGATTGTACAGGAATTGAGATTGAGGAGGCAGCGGAATGACATTAGAACAGTTTCTTAGGTCTCTATCACTACTTATGTGGACATCATACTGGTCAGTAATTTTTTATAAGTTCTTTAAAAAAGATGAAGATTGAGAGGTAGAAAGATGAGACCAAACAGATATCCATACACTAAAAGTCAGTGGGGAGAGACAACGACGGCGGTTTATTCGTATAACAACGGAGAATATGAACTGTTTAGATATCTTGAAAACAAATTCACAGGAGAAAGAGTAGAGGTGAAATAATGGGATTTATTAGTTGGTTAACTTTATTATTAATAGCTTTGAAATTGTTAGGTGTAATCTCTTGGAGCTGGTTCTATGTCTTTCTGCCCGCAATAGCTGATCTAGTAATTTCTATTTTGATTTTAGTGGTAGCTAAAATGATATGGGATAAGTAGGGTTTGTTGTGTGAAAGCGAGGGAAAAATGGCTATTACAAAAAGAACATCAGACATAACTGTGGCACTTTATGAATGGAATAAGTTAACAACAAGGAATATTGCTGAAGATGAAAAGGAATATTTTAATGGTGGTATTGAATTTGTTTGGGAAGGCAAGACTCCAGAAATTGACGAGGAAGTTCTTGTATACAATCCAAAAACACAAAATATATACACTGATATCTGGATCGATTATGGAGAAGGAATTGGTTTTGAGAACACTGATGAAGACACAGTATTTTGGATGAGTTATCCAAAACCACTAAAGGAGGAAGTTGAACAATGAAAGATTTAATGTTTTGGGGAATGATTGTAATTTCATCGTTAGTGATTGGAATGTCAATTTATATCCTGATTGTGCAAGCCTATCTTAATAAGTCATTGATGGATAAATTTAATGATCAAAAACGAGAATTGAGAAGAGCGTTCGGCTGGGAAGAATATAAGTGGGCAGAAAATTTCGGAGATTTCGCACGAAAAGTAGATAAACTCATTGAGTTTAAAGAAGAAATCGAACGGCTTGAAGTTATTAAAAAAGCGATCGAAGTACAGAAACTTTCAGACTTAAACCGTAGGAAAGAACAGGTTGAGTGGGAAATTAAGAAACTTGAGGAGAAATGATGGATCTACAAAACTTTATTTATTTACTATTCGCAGCAGTCTGGATCTCTGGCTTGATCTGGGCTGGTGTGATTGCGTTTAAAAACAGGGAGGGGAAATAAAATTATATGTAGTTAGAAAGTATTACGGCCATTTGAGATGGCAGGACCCGAAACATTCAGCTAAATACATTGAGAAAGAATTTGAAAATAGACATGACGCACTTGCTTATCGTGAAAGCTTGGGCTTGCAAGGAATTGTGGAAGCCTACACCAAAGAGGTAAATGAATGAATCTAAGAAGTAGATATGGATATTTAATTCTAGCCCTGAAGCAATATCCATTCGAGAAAGAAATCAAGGAACGGATTGAAGAAATCGAAGTACCTTGGAAACCAACCGATCCAAATACAGGGATCAAAAGCAATAAGGTAATGACACCCAAAGCGCTGGCCGATATCATCAAAAAAGAATCGGATCCAGAACTGCATCGTCTCGAACTACTTCGAGAAGCAATCAGCACTATCAAAATTTTGACACCCGAAAAACAATGGGCAGCAATAAAAGAAGTGTACATTGATGGAACTCTAACTGTAGAAGGAGCATCGATTAAATACTTACATTGCAGTAAGTCTCTTGCCTACAAGGAAGTGATTGAGCCATTCTTTAGTGGGCTTGAAAAGAAAATCTATGAACTATCTGTAAACACTAAGATTAATATTAATTTGGAAAAAAGTTAAAAATACAGTCGAAAGTGTGGAAAAAATTAAAAAATAAGGTGGTAAAATTATATCATCGGGTAAAACCGAACCGATGGATCCTTATGAAACGGGTTAGGAGTTAGCTCAGTTGGTAGAGCGGTCGGGTTATGACTGGCGTGTCACAGGTTCGAATCCTGTACTCCTAATATCAACCAAGTCAGCACAAGCTGGCTTTTTATTTTACCTTGGAAGGAGGTGAGTTGATGAACATTGTGGACCCAATCAGGGATAAGGATGATATTCAAGCTATGAAGGAATATCTGCGAGAATGGAATGAGCGAAACTACTTGCTCTTTTTATTTGGCATCAATTCCGGATTACGAGTGGGCGACATTCTTCGAATACGAGTAAAGGATGTGCAAGGTTGGTATATCAAAATCAAAGAGCAGAAGACTGGAAAAAGGAAACAGCTCAAGATGACAAAGAATCTGAAAAAAGAAGTCAGAGAGTACACAAAGGATATGCCATTGCATCATTATCTGTTTCAAAGTCGCATCGGAAAAAACAAACCACTGGACAGGCGGACAGTCGATTGGATATTGAAGACCGCAGCTATCGAGTGTGGGATTGAAAACATTGGCACCCACTCGATGAGAAAAACATTTGGCTATCATTACTACAAAAAGACTAAAGACGTGGCAATGCTCATGGATCTATTTAATCATTCATCTCCTGCAATTACGCTGAGGTACATTGGGATTAGACAAGATCAACGAGATAAAGCCATGTCTAATTTTGATTTATAGTTATCAATTAGACACAACGAGTAAAATGCTAATTAGTTTTATTAATTGCCTGCTATTCATTTATTTTACTGGCTTTTTAATGCTGGAGCGAATCAGACAGAATATAAGATATGTCTAATTCAAGAGAGAAAAACAATATAGTTTTCAGAAATAATATAATGAATTTCAGAAATAGATAATTGAAAGTATGAAATGTTACAGAGGATTTGAGAATTGAAAGTAGATGTTTCGACAAGAGAAAGTCGCAGAGAGTTTTATCTTTCAAAATCATGGAGACAATTAAGACTCGAAGCAATGAGTCGAGATCATTTTGAATGCGTCTGGTGTCGAGATGAGGGCAAAGTAACGACAGACAATCTCGAAGTCGATCACATCAAGGAGCTAGAATATTATCCAGAGTTTGCTCTAGATATCGACAATCTTCGTACTCTGTGTAAAGAGTGTCATAATAAGCGACATCATCGCTTTCAATTTCGCAAATCATCCAAATTGCAAAATAAAAATTTTCGTTCTGACGAATGGTGGGGATGAAAATTTAAAATTTTGAAAAATTCAAAGACCCCCCGGTCGGAAAAAATCGAAAAAAATCGGTCTCTGGGAACCGGTGGGAGGGGTCGATTGTCCAAATGCAAAGCACTATTTTTTAAGGGGGAGGGGGCTCATGGAAGAATACTCAGAAAAAAATATAAAAGAATTGGAAAACCAGTTACTTTCCAAAATAAGTAATTTCAGCACACGAAAGAAAGATGCGATTCAGTACGAGAAAGTTCATCGCTATCTCTATCTGGTCCGTCTACTTTATGAGTTGAAAGAACGACTCAAACAAGATGGATTAGTTATCACAGTTCACAATGGCCAGCAAAGATTCCAAAAAGCGAACTCGTTGATCAAAGAAATCAATACAACCAGCAATCAGCTACTAGCGATTGAGCGATCATTTGACTTTGAGGTTGAAAATTCACCAGTCGAGAAGAAACCACCATCAGACGGAAGTGATCTATTGTGATTTCTCATCCTCTGATTGATGAATATATTGAACTTGCTGAGTCTGGAAAAATCAAAGTCAACAAAGAACGCTCACTGCTATTCAAGATCATCAAAGAAAAAATCTATCCGAGGGATGATTTATATTTTGACAATATTTTGATCGAAAAATATATCCAGTTCACTGAGAAGAATTTCTTCCCACTGGCTAAATATCAAAAATTTCTCACACCGTTTATATTCCTTTTCAGGAAAGAAGATGGGGAACCTCAATTCGATGAGTTCCTTCTTACTTTGGCCCGTGGGGGTGGTAAGAATGGTTTTATGTCTAGTCGAGATGCATTTTTTATCAGCCCACTATATCCAATTCGAGATTATGATGTGACTATCACAGCTAATTCGGAAAAACAAGGGAAAGTATCATTTGAGGAAGTTTATGAAACTGTCCAGAGAAGAGGACTGGAAGATCATTACTATTTGACAAAGATGTCTATTACAGGCCGAGGGAATAACTCGGTCTTTTCTTATCGGACGAACAATCCGAAAACAATGGACTCGGCTCGTGATGGCTGTCTTGAATTCGATGAAATTCACCAGTTCGAAAATGACTCTGCTGTTAAAATCCAGCGGTCAGGGCTTGGTAAGATTGCCCATGCTCGTACCTTCTACAATGGTACCAATGGGCATGTCCGTGAAGGGTTCTACGACAAGATGATTGAGAAATCAATGAAAATCTTGAATGGTGAGCTTGATGAGTTTCGCTTATTCCCTTTTATCTGTAAGTTGGATGATCCGGAAGAAGTGGATGATATGAGCAACTGGCCAAAAGCGAATCCTATGCTTGACGAAACAACTCCCTATGCCAAACGTCTATTAGCTAGAACGAAAGCTGACTATGATGATTTGGAATTGGAACCGTCAGGCAGACAAGAGTTTCTGACAAAACGGATGACTC